CACGAAAGGGCAACACCATGAAGGCTTATCTGATCGACCCCGCCACCCGCACCCTATCCGCCGTTGACGTAGAGACGGAAAACGGAAGCCAGTTGCGGAGCATGTATCGCCACCTCGACTGTAAGCTTGTCGATTGCGTCCGCGACGTTATCCCCGGCCATGACCTTTGGATTGATGACGAGGGATCGCTTTACGAAGAACCGCCGCACGGACTTTTTTATGCCGAAGGCACACCGCAGCAAATCTTTTTTGGCCGCGCCCTTGTCATGTCATCGAACAACGAAGGCGACACCAGCGCCGCGACTTGTTTGGTTGATGACATCACGCAGCGCATCGCCGCCGTCGTTGACATCAGCAGCCTCGGACTGTCCGTCGCGCCGTTGGTCGTGTCAGGCTCTATTGGCTAACGGGGGCGACTATGAAACTTGCCATTTTATTCGATGACCCCGCCGCCAAACTTGCAGTCGCAAATGCGGAGGCAGACGCCGCCGAACGCTACGGCCGACTGACAGTGAGAGAGCGCGAAGTGCTGGCGCTTATCACGGACGGGCGGCTGAACAAGGAAACGGCGCACGAACTTGGAATCAGCCCGCGCACCGTCGAAAATCATCGCCAGCGATTGATGGAGAAAGTTGGCGTCAAGACGATGGCGCAGCTAGTCCGGCTGGCGATCCTCGCCGGAGAATAGGCTAACGGGCAAAAGCAGGGCGGCCGGCCCACCACAGACCGGCCGCCCCTAATCATCCCCCACCAAGGGCAACGAGGCAGAAGATGACTGACACCCCGATAAACCAGCACCGGCTGGCATTGCAATGGCGCTTGTCTATGGGGCTGACACGCGCCGCCCTGTCAGACCTGACAGGCTACAGCGCGCAGACGATTTCCACCTATGAACGGGGCAAGCAAAACAACGGGGAGCCGATAGACGCAGCCGCCATGCAGCGCTACCGGCTGGCTTGCGCTTCCATCACCGCCGGCATCGACTTTGATTGGCGCTCGGCCGGCATCGACGTTGTGCGGAAAGAGCGCATCAGCCTGTGGGCTTCCGGGGAAGGCTAACGGGCGGGACTGGCTCTATTCAAAAAAGCGGCGCGTCGTCCTCTATTTCAATCACCGCCGGCGGCGCTTCCCGTGTCGCTGGCGGATTGCGTTCGATCATTCCCACAAAATAGGACTGCAACCCTTCGCCAAGGCTAACGGGGCCAATGCTCTTTTCTTGGCTGGCGGACACCCCAAGCACACCGCCGAGCGCTTTCGCTAGCGGCCTGTCAGCCGGCGGAAGCTGCGCCTTCCATTCCGTATACATCCTTGAAACACGCTCACGCGACGCAGCCTTCTCTTCGTCTGTCCTCTTGTCAGGCGGCGGAAGGTTCTTGTCACGGCTAACGGGCGGCATTTTCTGAATCTCAATGCGCTCGCACTCGCTCCTCACCTCTCCAGCAGACGGCGGAAAACCGCTGTCACGGCGAATTAGGTTCTGACATGCAGTTTCAACGGTGGACTCAGAATAGATTTCCAGAACCGCCAAATACGTTTCTAGCTTCGCCTTCGTCGTCTCCACGCTCCATGTCAGCGCGGGGAATGAGTTGAACAATGTTGCCAGCGACTTCACTTTGCCCGACATCGGCTTCTCTCCGGTTTGCTTCGTTTAACAGCAAGGCAAGTCCATCCTTGCGCGTGTCATAGGTGCGCCCACGCAACTGTGGCGCTTCGTATTCGTCCTCCCACCGCCTCTGATTGAGGAAGGTCGAGGGGTGCATCCAGTCGGCGTAATCAGGCTTGCAGCGCTTGTATTGCTCCAGACCGGCCATGATTGAGCAGTATTCGGCGGACACTTTTTTGAACGCCTTTTCTGCAAGCGCTTTGCCTTTTTTGCAGGGATAAGCGGCCCAAAACACATCAAACTTGCTGCTCATCATGCTTTTTGTGGCGGGAGCGGCGGGTTTGCTTGTCAAATCTTGAACAGCCCACGCGGCGCAAAGTATCTCCCGCATCGCCTCTTCGGCTGTCATGTTGGAGAACCGACCGGCTTTCGCTTGCGACAGCGCGGCTCTCACCGCCTCATCCGTCCACTTTAGCATCTAACCACTCCCTTTTTAGCGCTATGGCCTTTGCTTTGATTTCTTCGACGTTCTTGATGACATCCTCGCGCCCCTCTTCGACCATGACCTCAAGCTTCTTGACGGCGTGGATGACGGTTGTGTGATCTCGATTGCCAAACGCTTTGCCAACCATTGTCGTGCTGCAAAACGTGATCTTGTAAGCGACATACATGGCCGTGTGGCGCGCTATAACGACATCCCTCGACCTTCGGTCTGACAAGATGTTGTCATGCGGGACGCCAAACACTTCGGAAGCGGCAAAGATAACGTCCCTAATGCGGGGCGCTTTCAGCTTCTTGTTCTGGTATCCATGAATACGCTCACGACTTTGCCGATATTTTTTTAATATCTGCTCAATCTCTTCCGGCAGTAGGATCAGTTCTGACATCACTCAACGCCTTCTTAATTTTTACTTCGTTCAACGCCAGCCATGTCAGGCTTTCAATCGCCGCTTCCCATTGTGGCTTTAGGTGTTCGATTTCCGACTTTCTCATTTTCGCGCTGGATTCTGCTGCCCTTATCAGGGTGCGGATGGATGAGCATTGCTTGGCTATCGGAACCTTCATCGTATTCCTCCGCTGACATCACCAGCCCTCCCAACCCATTCGTGCGACCAGCCGCCCCGGCTTTCCTGATCCAACCGGCCCGCTTGCGGCGCGCTGAAAGCGTTTTTTTGCTTCGTATTTCTTTTTGGCTTGTTTGCTTTGCTCACGATGCTTCGCGGCAAACTCCGGGTCAGACGCCATGCGCGCCTTGTAGCGTTCGTGACGCGCTTTTCGGGCTTCCGGCTTCTCAGCCATCTTTAGTTCCTAGATAAGCGGCGCGGGCGGCGCGGAGGTCGGCGCAGTCCAGTGAACTGTCAAACTTTACTTGATTGTTGACCGAAATTGCGTCGCGGGCTTTGCGAACAGGCTCCGCAGCGGCATCATATTCATCCCGCTTTGACTTTGGACAGCCTTTTCTACCCACATATTTAGCGCAGATATATACCTGCAACTCGTCAGCCAATTCTTTAACGAGCGCTTCAAGAACCTCGATGCGGGCGAGATATGGGGCAATGATTGCTGCTTCCTGCAATCCTCCGGCTATCTTATCTCTGGCTTCTTTAGTCATTCTTCTTCTCCAAAGCGGCGCGGGCGGCGCGGAGGTCGCCAAGACGCATTAATACCTTTGCGGTAAAGTCATCATCATAACGCTCGTCATTCGCCATGAAGGAAAAGTCGCGCTGTAGCATTTCGTCAAACGGTTTCAGCGCCGCCTCTAGCTTTAATATGCGGGCGATATAATCCGCGATTTCCGCGTCCAATACATTTATCCACTTTCCTTGCGCTGCCCGTGCTTCTTCAAGTTCCGCGATGCGCTGCCGCATATAATATTGTGCGTCATACAAATCTATCTTGTCATCCGTTTGCTTTTTGACAAAAGAAATCGCCTTATCACGCGCTTCTTCCAACTCCGCAATCCGTCGCGCCTGCGCCTCTAATACGTCGGCGGCTTTATCAGCGGCAGGCAGTCGCCATGAGCGCAGCCGTGCGATTAGGTCGGTGTAGTCAGTCATCGCCAATACCTCCGCACTCTGTGACGCCGATGGCGGCGCGGCTTCGGCTCTTCCTCCTGCTTGACGACCTGTGGCTCCACGGCGACAGGCTCGACCTTCTGCGTGACATGTGGGCAGGCTTTGTAAATTACAGGCGACGGCGGCGGCTTGAGGACATAAGCGGTCACAGGCTTAGCGGCTACCTTGTAGGTCTGGCACGCGCTCATGTCAGGCGTCTCAGCGTCATACAATGTTGCCGCCAACCCTATGCCTATTCCGGCGCACAGCCATATCGTTTCAGTTAATTTCATTGTCTTTAATCTTGCTGACGGAGATATGCAGCTTCAACGTAGCGCCGACGTATGCGATGAAGGCGCTAAGGACGCCATCTTCCAGATAGACTTCGTGATCGGAGGCTTCTCGCGGCGCACGAAGCTTGAATTGATAGCCGTCAAACGACGCATACAGCCCGTCGCCAAGGTATGTTTCTTCGTCAGTCATCTTGAAGATACCTCACGATAAGCTGCGAATAACCGGCAATGTCCTGCCAGCTATCGACGTAGCGCGCGTCGCCTTCCAGAATCCGCGCCATCTTGTTGGCGATCATTTCCAGCGACTCGCGCTGGCATGACGCCATAAGGCTCCAGCCACGGCTTGAGCGCATAGCGGACTTGATGACTTGCGAACGATGGGCGACATCGGAGTAGTCGCCGTATGTTTTCTGACGCTCTCCAAGAATTTGATCTATGTCGTTCACTTGCCTTTCCTCCCAATGTCAGCCCACATGATCTCTGCTATCGCTCTAGCGTCAGGCGCGTGACGCGCATGTTTTGTGGCCTGCCGCTCGTAATAAGCTTTGGAGCGCGCAATAAAGTCACGCACATCCGTAATGTCGTTTGCCCAAGCTTCCTGTCCGTTCTTGCGGAACATGGCGATGGCTTCGTCCAGCGCGATAAGGTTGCGCTTCACAAGGCGTTCGATGACGGCGTGGCCGGTAGCTTTGACAACCATTACAAAACCCTCAAACCGTAATGCGCGAGAAGAAGCGCCTCGGCACGATTGTGGTCGCGCTTTCGCTTCAAGTGATTTGCGGCTGCGGGATAAAGTTCACGCGCCAGCGCAAGCGATTTGTCAGCTTCGCTATTCAGGCCAAGCGCCTTCTTCCATAGCTGCGGGCGAACAAGCGTCACTGGCAGACCGAACGCGCCTACAATTCCCTGTAGCGCTCCATACCCTTGACCAAAGTGAAAGCTGCTGGTGACGCCTTGCTTTGGCATGGCGTGGACTTGTTCAAGCACGACGAACGCGGCGCTTGATCCAGAAAGGTAGCCGTCCAGATGATCCGCAAAGCGGCGCACATTATCGGGGCTTGTCAGGTCGCCAGCGTCATCGGCATGAATAAACGCGCCAGCGCGCGTGATGATTGCGAAGGCAGCGCTTTTAGAGCCGGGGTCGAGGCCAACGATAACGTCCATCACGCGACGTATCCCGAATAGACGAGAACGCGGGCCATCTTTCCCATACGGGTTTGCCGGCGATGGGGAGTCTCAACCAGCAATCCATCGCGTTTCATTTCTGACAGGCGGCCGGAAATGCTATTCGGCATTGCGCTCAGACGGTGGGCCACTTCATCGGTCGTTATTCCGTATGATCCGCTGGCCTTCGCAATCAGCAGTATTGCGTTCTGTAATTTCAGGCGGGTTTCGGCAGGGGTAGAACGAAATGCCTCTGCGCTTTCGGCGTTTCCACCATGTCGGTTCTCGCAAATATCCCGTTCCATGCCGCACCTGTCGCGCTCGAATAAAAGAACCGGGAGCGGAGCGCGGTTCACGGGGGAGAGATCCCGCGTTCAGCGCTCCCGGTAGTCGCCCGCGCGTAAAGGGAGGAAACGAACCCGCGCAGGAACCGAAACCAGACGGCGACGGAACGGAAGGGCATTACCGCCCCGTCGCCAATTCCACCGGCGCACGTGGCCGGCAGAAACTCAGAACGCCACGCGCACAGACGCGCGAACGGAACTCGCTACTAAGCCCGACGCTTCACGGCCTTGCGGTCGCGCGCCATGTCTTCCAGCGTCACGGCCCCATCGGTCGCGGCGCAAATCCGTTGAAGGAGATCAATCGTCCAGTTGCCGAGGCCATGACGGACGCGGTTCACCGTCGCCTGTGTCGTCTTGGCTTTCTTGGCGATTTGGGTTTCCGTCTTGCCGGACAACCTGATGTATTGGTCTAGCTTCATGCCTAGAATATACTTTAGCCGTATATTTTAGGCAAGATAAAATTTCAATAACTTACGGTTAATGTATTTTCTCTATTAGATTCAGCGTTTTATATTATATGGAAGCGCCCGAAATGGGTATTTTCCGACGGTTGACCATCAATTTCGATATATTCCATGTTGATTTTATGCGCGCTGCGTATTAATAGTTTGTTTACCAACTCGGCACCTTGAGTAAAAGTCTGAGCCATCTTCAAAGGGGAGTTGTGTAATAAAAACAACGCTCAGCGCCCGATCTGTAACGATTAACCGGGTGGAAAAAATGAAGAATGAAGACGAGAAAAAATTCTTAGAGCGTAACCCGATCTTTCTTCGGGAGTGGCGCAAGTATCGCAAGCTGACGCAGCCGCAAGTTTGCGAATTATTGAAAGTGGAGCAGCCCACGCTTTCGCGGTGGGAGAAGCGCATCAATCCTGTGGACATAGACAGGCTTGAGCAGCTTGCCGGCATTTACAACGTCGGCGTGACTGATTTGCTTTTACGCAATCCGTTCGAACCCGATCCGGTCACAGTCGTCTCATCGGAGTTGCGGAAAGCGCCGGAGCGCGTTCAACGCCAAGCGCTGAATCTCCTTAATGCGCTTATCAAATCAGAAGAAGACTAAGCGTATAATCGACTGAATGCTCATTGAGAGGTCGGAAGCGCTGGCATAGGACGAACAAAGCCCGCCAGAAGCGTGCTTCGTTCCCTAGCCATAGCGATCATGCTCACCGAGCCGGCCGTCGCTACTGGCCTGTCTGATCGAAGCGGTCGTCAGACAGTTGGGGGCTACTTAACGGGACTATCCGCTGTCCCGGCGGCCTCGGCTTCCCCCTTACGGACTGCCTTGGCGATACGACCGCAAACCCACAGTTCGCCAATAAAACCAAGCTGCTGCGGGACACCCGCTTGGCTTTCCACATGGCATGTTTCCTTGCCGTGGAACATCATTTATAAATCCAATAAGAACATTGCCGCAACTAAAAAATACGTCTGCCGTCTTTTTTATGTTGACGGGATACATACCTTGTGCGTATATTTTGCGTCGTAGCGATAGAGGGCCGCCATGAGATCAACGACTTGTATTTCAGAAGAAACGCTTTTGGCCCTCAAAGAACAGACACTTGATGAATGCGGCGAGGTGCTTGAGCGCGCCTGTGATTTGACCGGGAACGGACGACAGCAAGCCAATCTGGTTTGCTTTGTCGGTCTTGGCCTAGCGGCCTCCTCTATCCAAAGCGCCCCCTCATTAGCCGAGGCTGAGTTGTTCGCTGCTCACATGCAGGAACAGCTTGCGAAGATGATCGCCGTCTCCTTGCTCCATTACGAGGCGGCGAACCATGAGCGTCACTGACGTTATCCGCCGCATGGTCATGGCGATCCAATGGGTCGGCAACCTCCACGACATGAAGACGATCAAACGCGAATTGTCATGCGCCGGCTTCGACGCTGACGAGATCGAACAATACGCTGACTGTGCGACCGCCTACGTCCTGCACCAGCGTCAGCTTGCTTCCGGCATGAATCAGATGACCACGGAGACGCCAGATGAAGATAAGTGACGCCCCTACGGCGGCTGAGACGGAAACCGGCCTCCAGCGCAATGATGCTTGGTATGCCGACCGTTGCGGCAAGGTGACGGCCAGCCCAATTATCAAAGTCTACAAGAAGCTTAAGAGCGGCGCTTATTCGTCTGAGCGCGAGACATATTTCTATCAGGTTCTTGGAGAGACGCTGACAGGCGTTCCTGCGGCCGGCTTCAAGAGTCCCGCCATGCAGCGAGGCATCGACAAAGAAGCCGAAGCCCGTGATGCTTACCAGCGCAAGACCAATTATCCTGTTTACGAAGCGCCGTTTATCGCTCACCCGCGCATTGACCGCGCTGGCGCAAGCCCTGACGGCTTTGTGGGCGACGAGGGGCTTATTGAGATCAAATGCCCAACGGCGGCCACGACCGCAAAGGTGCTTCTGACAGATTATCTTGACGAGGTTTATGCCGCTCAAATCCAGTGGCAGTTGGCTTGCACAGGCCGCCAGTGGTGCGATTACGCCGTCTACGACGACCGTATGCCTGAGCATCTGCGTCTCTACGTCCGCCGGATTAACCGCGATGACGCGCTGATTGCTGACGCTGAAAAAGAAGTCATCAAGTTTCTTGAAGAAATCGACAACGCCGTTGCGGCGCTGGCGAAAAAATACGCTGCTTAATAGGAGAAACAAACAATGAAATTACCGCAGCCCGGAGAAGGTGGGAACACAGAACCAGTTCCCGCCGGCACCCACCTTGGCATTTGCTATCGCTTTATCGACCAAGGAACGCAGAAGACTGAGTATCAGGGACAGGTCAAGCACCAGCGCCGCGTGATGATCTCTTGGACCATACCTGCCGAGCTTATGTCAGACGGCAAGCCGTTCTCGGCGCATAAGTCCTACACATGGTCGATGCACGAGAAGGCGACGCTTCGTCACGATCTTGAAACATGGCGCGGACAGGCGTTCGGGCCGGATGACTTTGGCACGTTTGACACGAAAAACCTTCTTGGCAAACCGTGTATGTTGAGCGTGACGCATGAGACGAAGCCGGATGGCCGCGTCTTTGCGAATGTCGCGTCGGTTGGCAAGCCGATGAAGGGGCTTCCTATTCCGAAGCTGGAATTGCCGACTGTCTATCTGTCGCTTGAGCCGGGAGACTTCGATCAAGCTGTCTACGATACGCTTGGCGACAATCTTAAAAAGCGCATCGCGGCATCGCCTGAGTTCATGCAGCTTAGCGCAAAGCAGACACCGGCTGCTGCTTACGCCGATACCGGCTTGAGCGCTGGTGCTGATCCAGACGACGACATCCCGTTTTAAGGAGTAAGGGCATGTTCAAGGAATTGGGCGACGATATGTCGGCAAGTGAAATAGAAGAGCGCATGAGATTGCTGGAGGACATTGTATCTTTCAGCATGAAAGAAGCGACTAAGCGCATCTTGGACATATCAAAGAACGTAGACCTTGGCCCGCGCGAACGGGTCACGGTTCTCATAAAAGCATCAGCAATAATATTCACTAGCGCTCTATGCGTGGCAATGGATGACGGTATGCCAAAAGACATGGCCCTTAGAACGCTCCAGATATTTGAGAAGCGTGTCAGGGAATATGAACCCGGATCGCCTGATAAAGAAACGGCGCACTGATGACTAAAGCAGCAATCGCCGCCAGCCTTGTCGATGTCAGAAACATTGCAGCGCACAAGTGCGTTCGCTTGGAGATACACGTTCCGGCAGAACAAGCCGGAGCGGTTCTTCAAGCTTTTGGCTGGCCGACCGCTGTTGATCCGGTTCCCGTCGCCATCGCGAGACTAAATCATGCGACTGAAAGTGAAGAAGCCGCCGAGCCTGAGAAGCCACGTCGCCAGTGGGATGACATGCGCCCGTCTGCGCGGGCGGCGATCCTCTGCGCTGAGACGGCATTTATGGCTTTTCTTAAAGTCAAATCGAAAGATGAAGCGGTTAAAAAGCTACGCGCCCATTGCGGTGTCAGCAGCCGCAAAGAGTTCGACGCTGACGAAACAAAGCGCATGATGTTTGAAATGGTGGAGCGCGACTTTGAGAAGTGGCGTGAGCAGAAGCATTTTTGAGGCAACGTAAATGGCTGACAGGATTCAATCTTCTGCCGCTGCCAAAATGCTTGGCGTGTCAAAAGCCCTTGTTATTCAAATGGCCGCCAAGGGCGAGTTGCCCGGTGCTTGTAAAATTGCGAGTCTATGGACGTTTGACCCCGAAAAACTACAGAAATGGGTCGAAGAAAAGGAAACACAATGCCAGAGCCAAACCCAAACAAAAATCTCATTTGCCGCAACGGCACATGGTATTTGCGAGCCAACATCAAAGGCAAAATCATCCATCGAAGCTTGCGAACAGATGATGTCGAAGTTGCTCGCAGAGAACGAGACAAAGCGCTCAAAGAAGCAGCCGATTGGGCGTGGCGCGGAGATCGTGTCGTTACATGGATCGACGCGGTGAACGAGTGGATTGAGCATGAAGGTAGAGATTTACCTTACAACACTCAAAAGCGATATTTCATGTCGTTGAAGACTGCTAATCCACACTTCAAAGATTTGAATATATCCGCTGTCAACGGCAAGTTGATTGGCGACTTCGCTAAAGCGCGCCGCAAACAAGGCGCGTCCAACGCTACAATCCGACGCGACCTGACAGCTATTTCGCGGGTGCTTGACTATGCCATCCTAGAGAACTGGCGGGAGGACAACCCAACGCTTAGCCGCCGTCGTCTTATTAAGGAACGGCGCGATCCGATCACTTTGCCGCTGGCGGAAGATATTGAGACGATTATTGCGGCGGCGTCGCCGGGGTTTGGCGCGCTAATCCGGGCGGCATGGCTGACAGGGTGCCGACAGGACGAGCTAGTCAAGGTTCGCTGGCGCGACTACGACGCCGTTAGAAATACGCTGCGTATCGTAGGGAAGGGCAATAAGCAGCGGGTTATATCTCTCCGCCCGATTCCTTCCAAGGATTCGACGGCGTTTTTTGCCGGTCTGCCAAGGACATTTGGAAACGAGTTCATATTTGTCCGCGCTGACGGAAAGCAGTTCTTGCAGGCTGCATCTGACTTCACGCACCTACGCCGATCAGTGATGGCTAAAGCGGACAAGGAAGGCCGCCGGTTTGACCGCTTCCGTTTCCACGACCTGCGCCACATGTTCGCCGTTGAAGCGCTCAGAGGCGGCATGAGCATCTATGACGTGCAGCAGCACTTAGGGCATTCATCGGTGAAGGTGACGGAAGACTACCTTGCACACCTGACGGTGGAAGAAAAAGCGCGGGCCAAGGGTATGTCCCACGCATATAACCAAAGCTATAACCACGCGATTTAATGCAATAGGTTTACAGCGCTTTTATTGCGCTAAAACAAGAGGTTAAAGATGTCACGACACCAATCAGGGCATGTTTTCAAGACCGCTGCCTTAAACCACTCGGCCACCCTTCCGTCGTCAACGGCCAGCTACATATCAGCTTGTTTTGCAATGATAAGCTGTTTCTTTTGCCGTCTGAATCGGGCGCACTATAGCCGTCCATACGGTGAACAGAAAGGTCTAATCGCCACAAAGAGTCGTACCAAAAGTCGTACCAAGCTTGGCGGCTCTTTCCCCATTTGTTCTTTTGTGCCGGCGGCGTCTTAATGCGCGTCGCCCGCGTCACCCGCGCCACAATCGCCCACCGGGAAGCTCAGCTTCGGAAGGCCGCTGTAGGCAATCAATCCTACGAGGTCATCGGGGAGGTTGAGGCCGTCACGCGCATGGTCGTCGCTGAGACGGGCCAGACGCCGGACGCCAATGAAGCCTACACCGGCCGCCGGCTGATGCCGCTAAGCCTCCCGCGCCTCAGATTTCTGGAGCGGGACTTCGATGGCGAGGGCGGCTGATGATCCGTCTCCTGACATCCCTTTTTCGCTTTCGCGAGAAACCGCAAACGTGGGCCAGCCGCCGGCCCCGCGTTCGTGTTCGCATCACCATTGGCGGCTCGGAGATCACGAAATGATGAAGCTGGTTGATACGACTTACGGCCTGTCAGACGAAGCGCTGGACGCCCGCGCCGGCGCTATCGCGATTAACGCCTACATGGCGCAGCTTCGCGCGTTGAACCGCCATGAGCTTCCGATCCTCGACGTGGACTATCGCAAAATCGAAATGCTCAAGCGCGTCCTGACATCAGCCAATGTGGTAGACGCCGCGTCTGCCGAAGGAGCGATGTTTTCGCCCGTTCAAGCGCGCGTCACGAAGAAGTTCTCGCAGATTGAGTCTGGACTGGCCGCCGCGCTGGAATTGATCGACGATCCGGTTGAGGATCAGATCAGAACCACCGCCACGAAGAAGTCCTCGGCGGCTGCGTGAAGTCCGCCTTTGTCATAGCGGAGGCCGCTGCGTTTGCCTTCGTCATCATGGTCGTCGCGCTATCCAGCGCGGCGGTCTTGATCCACTCGCTGACAGATCGGACGCCTGAATATCGCGCCGACCTGACAGTTCCCCCGTCTTACATCATCTGCCAGCAAGACTCCGGCGGTCATTGTTGGGTGAAGGGCCATTGATGAGCGGCAAAGAAGGAAGAAAGGCGGCGGCCAAAAACCGATACGAGGAGAAGAAACGGCGCATGGCCGCCGATCCTGATTACGCCGCCAAGATTAGAGCGGAGTGGAAGCGGGCGAATGAGAAAAGATACGCGAACGAAACGCTCGAAGAGAGGGAGAAGCGCTTAGAGTATAAGCGCGAAGTGTCGGCTGAGCGTTATCGGAAATGGAAGGAAAAGCAGCCTCCCAAGCCCAAGCCGGAGCCAAAACCAAAAGCAGCGCCAGTAACGCCGCAATTGCCGCGCAAGAAGCCGGGGAGGCTTATGGCGCTGGCCGGTTGGCATAAATGGTGATTATCGCGGCAAGATAGGTCTACTATCAAGCGCCTTACGAAGCGATTTAACTTCTGTCCTTAATTGTTCAACTTCATCTGTCAGGTCTTTGACGCGCAATTCATAACCTTCAATCAAAGCCTGAAAATGCTTTGTAAGGCTATCCAGTTGGATTGCGTCTGACTCGGCGTAAATCTTACTAGCCTCGGCCCCCATTTTCTTATGAGCAGCTATATAGCCAATAGTAGCGCCACCAGCAGGGCCGGCGAGTGGGGCGACAAAGCGCCATATCTCTTCAATAAGTTTCTGCGCTTCGTCTGACAGCATCATTCCACCCTACAAGCATCGCGTAGCTTGCCATAGTCGGTTATAAATTTCCGCAGTTCAGCTTCCTTGTGCAGCGCCCTCATTTCAGCCGCCGCTTTTTGTTGCTGAGTTGCAGAATATTGAACAAGAGGCGGGCAACCCGACCCGCCTCCTGTGGTTTGACAGCCGCTAGAAAGTGCCGCCGTTAAGACGATCAATAGTTTCTTCATCTGTCCTCGCCTGAGCGACGATTTCGGCCCTTTTCTTGTCGGTCGCAGCCTGCTGTTCCAGCTTCTTGATTCTTTCCGATAGAGCGCCTTTTTCGCGCTCTAAGGAAAGGGAGAAGATGAACAGAGTCACGCCAAACGCGCCGAGAATGGCGATAACAAGAATCGTCATCATAGCGACTTGTCACCGCCAGTTACGTTCCAGTCTTTTGCCGCCACCAGACCGATGCCGATAAGCGCCATCTGTAATTCAGAGATATTGATGGTTTTGGTCTGCCAAGCATTCCAGAGGACGCCAAGCAGGGTCAGGAAACCGGGAACGGTGGTCATCCAGCTAGTCAACATATTGCTCTCCTAGTTGCAGGGGTTACGGGTGTTGTCGCGCGCAATGCACTCGACATATTTTGCTGTCTCACATCCTGTCAGAAAGGCTGCGCCGATCAGAATACAGGCAAGCACAGCAAGCGAGAGTAAGGAGTGGATAATCTCTCTAATCATGTCAGCCTCACGCGATAGAAGGCGGTTTCTTTCCGGCGTTGAGGTCGGTCAGCGTAAGGCCGCCTGTCCATTGGAGGTGAGCCAATTCCTTGAAGCTGCGCCAATCGCCGGCCCATTCGAGGCCAAGCTTTTTTCCGATCTCTCCGCACTTTTTGAATACGGAAAGGTCTTTCCATTGCGGCTTGCCATGAACAAGTGGAACAAAATCGAACGCCAATCTCCAATTATGCCAAGACTTGCCCGGACGGGCATTCGTGACACGCGGGCCGGGGGCTGTGCGCCCTTGAGCATACAGAGCGGCCTGTGACGCATGGTCACGGTAGGTTGACGTGATAAGCACGTCGATACCTTGCTTTTTGCACTCTGCTATAAACTCGCGACAGAGACGCGCGACGTGCGGATGCAAGTCGTCAATATTACGACTGTTAATCATGTGAAGCGCCTTTTACTGACGTGCCGCTAGCGTCGCTTGGTTGCTGCGCGCACGATGATCGCCGCAATCGTCAGGGCGAGACGAGCGCGGAAGAGGTATTTCATCACGGAAGCTGATTGTATGTGGATGGCGCGGAGTAGCTGGTTTCCAACAGAATGAAGCCAGATGCGTCTTCCATTTTGATTTTCGAAGCGTTGTCTTCCATCAGCAAATACATCGTGGCTTTAAGCCCTGCGTCGATTTGCTCTGATGACGTAGAACCATTGGGGCCGGGAGTAAGCTGATTAGTCGTTGTAACGCTTGGCGAACCGGGAGTGATTTGATTTGTGCTTGACATTGGGTTCGCCTCAAATCAGGATTCACGCCCACCACACGAAAGGGCATTCCATGATTAGATATTTTGTATTGTCTGCTGCGCTCTGCGCTGCCTCGCCTGTGCTTGCCGGCGATCCTTGGCTTGACTCCGGCCGCCGCACATACGGCGTCGAAGACATGCAGCGCGATCTAGCTGCTCAATCACAGGCGCGCGACGCTTCGTCGGCCCTGCTTAAACAAGACCTACAAACGATGACGCAATCAAACGACTCGCTTGGTATGCAGCGTGAGATTGAGAGCTTGAATTATAGAAACGGACGCTACTGACCTACGCGCGCCCGTTTAGCCAAGAGAGCGTCGTGAGGTATCTGCTTATATTTGAGAAGCATCAGATTACTCGCGGCGCTCCTCTGAGCATCAATCGTTTTTTCTATTTCTAGCTTCCTGATTGCATCCGGCTTCATCTGCCACGACGGCGACGAAACCATAAGGTCAAGTTGCATCTTTGACATACGGCCAGCTATGCGCTGGTAGTCGTCGTATTGCTGACCAGTAAGCTCCACGCCACGGATGCGCTTTTCGACAGGGGCTTTGCGAACGCCCAAGCGATAGACTTCCTGCCTGACAGGATCGGTCGATGTCGTCGATGTCGTGATGGACGTTTGAGCCATGATCGGCTCACCCCATATATCCCTTCGCGGATATAGGTTTTCTGACAAGAACGGTATTTTAGCCTGTAATGACTCCACAAGCGTCTGCGCCCTGCGGGAAACCGGGTCAATCAAGTGGGCTGTCTGACCCATCATCGACGATCCCGGCACAAACATTGATGACATAAAATTGCGGATATAGCGAGAGAATGATCCCTCGCCGCCCTCTACAGCCTTTGTCAGTTCGGCGGGGCCGCGCATGAAGTTCTCTTCAAGGATGTTGTGCGAAATGGACTCCAGAACAGCGCCCATTGCAGAATTGATCTCCTCGTCAAACTTCTCCAGTTCGTCCTTCGTGTAGTTTGAGGCGGCCTGAGAAACATGCTCTACGACGCTATATAGATCGGCTCCCATGCCCATGAGCAGGCCCAGAACGCCAAGCCGGTGATACGGCACCCACGTTCCATTGATATTCACGCTGTACGGCTGATAGCCGGCCTGCTTCCAGATCGCCGCGTCGGCGGGGTCTTTCGGGCCGCCGCCGGTCGCCATGCCAACCGCCTTAAGCGTCGTAAATGTCAGCAGCAGGCCGGTGCCAGCCACCATTCGCGCAACGGCGTTGTTCTGCGCCAGATGACCGTTCTTGCCCATCAGATCATTCCTGACAGGCTCAGAGAAGAAGCCCAAAGGCGTTCTTTTTAGAACAGCGCCACCAACCACGTTTGACGAAATGTGAACGAATGGCTCAATAAAGCGCAGCAACGGCGGGCCGTATTTGGCGCCGATTGGCGTATTGATGAATTGCGTCAGGCGACGAGTAATCTCGCCTCCGGGGGCCATCTGCGTTTGCTCGGTCGCCATCCCGGTGGCGCGGTCGATCATCAGGCCATCAGGATTAACCTTCAGGTCAGCAAGACGGCGTTCAAACTGATCCGCACTGATTTTGCCCGTCTCAAGTTCCGCGCTGGCTTTGCGGAAAGCCTCTGCGTTAAGCTCCATGAAATAGAACATAGTTCTGTTGAAGGCGTGAAGGGACGAGACGCCACGGCTGAAGACGTTAACGGACGTGCCAACCGGCACCGTAACGCCGCGCAGCTTTACGTCAGGTATCTTGTAGAGCGGATTGCGGGCAAGGCGAAGGAAAGGCTCTCCATCCACCCCAAGCGCAAGCATCTTGCCATAAGCCATCAAGCCCTCTGTAGCGCCGCGCATGACAGCGAACATATCTGGGATGATCTCTCTGGCAGAATAATTCTGGTCTACAGTTGGTGCCTGCACGGCCTCCTGTCCGGGGCGAATGCCCGGAAGGTTTTTCATCGTCTCGCGCGGCATACGCGCTGTCAGGCCAACATCGAACGATTGACCGGCGGCTTTGACAGCCGGCCCAAATCCTTCTTTTGCGCCTAGTATTTGCTGCCACACCTCGCCAAAGCGGGTCACGTCCTCGGCCGCAATGTCCTTGCCTGCCGCGACCTTGGCGTTCGAGATCACGGCGCGGAGCGGCGTTTCGACGACCGCTCTGAAGATGGTCTGAAGGATATTTGAGTTCGTATAGATGACGTGGCTGACAGGGTTGGAGATAAGATTGTTCGTCCCATACTCCAGAACCATTTCGCCAAAGCTCGTTCCCATGTGGCGGGACTGACGATGAACGGCAAGTTCGCTGTCCAGCGCGGCGATAACCTTAGCTTCGTCAAGAAGCTGATACAGCGTATCGCCCGTATTCTGACGAATAAGCCTCTCTAGGTCTTTGCCTTTGATGTCGCCGGATATGTCGCGGAACGCGCGCAGAGCGCGGCCGGCTTCCGCCGTCACACCAGACAGGACGCGCTGCATCATTATGTGCCGCTCTTTGGCGACCGCATAATCTCTCGCCGCTTTCCAGTCGCTTCCAGCCGCCGCAAGGTTTTTCGCGGCCGTCCAAAGATCGCGCGCAGAGTCTCGGAACACAAGACGAAGCGCCATGACGTTTTCAGCATTAAACGCCTGCCCCTCCGTCCAGCGCTGAACCGTCTCTTCCATGCCATCCAAGCCGATTTGCTCGGCAAGGTGATTGACCACCACATCGGGCATAATGCCGCGTCTAGCGTCCATGAAGCCATCGTGTCCGGCGGCGACTTCCTTTACTGCCGCGATAAGTCCGGCTTCATTGGTGATGTTGGTGACAATGATGTTTCCAGCCTTGTCAGTGAAGGTTCCGCCTCTGGCGAAGAAATCGTCTCCGGCGTCTCCTCCAAAAGCTCCGGTTTCGCCGCTGCCAGCGTTCTCAGCTTCACTACGGCCGCCAAGCTTCGCACCATCTGTCGTGCGTGATGCGCCGCCGTCGTTGATAACTGTGGATCGGCCGCTACCGTCCGCCATACCTCCAGTTCGCCCTTCGCTTGCTCCAATTCCGCTAAGGGGCTGTCTGGCTCCTGTTCGCTCTGCGGCAGCGCTGAGTTCATCCTTTACCTCGTTTGGAAGTTCCGTGACGGTTCTCCACGCTTCCGCGTGCGCCCTGTCAGCAAGTGGACGCGCCTTGTCAGGCGTCGGGATAGAGCGCGCCTCCGCCTCGTGGACATCATGGATCGTCCTTGGGCCGGTGCCTTCGCTGGCAATCGTGAATTGATGCGGCTCCGGCGAAAGAAGGCGGTCAAAGACTTCTTTGATGTTTTGCGGAATAGCTTCTGGCGTATTGAGGCCGGCGACCGTCCTGTAAACTTCCTTCATCCAATCGGCAAAGCGACGGAAGACGGATGCAAGCTCTCGCGTAGGGGCAACACCGTCATACAAATAGCGCTCAAAGCCACGCGCGAATTTCTCGTGCTGGCTTGCGGTAAAGTCTTTTTGATGCGGCTTCCAGTTAAGCCAGCCCTTGACCGTTTCGAAGTCGTCTCTCATCCATTGCGGCGCGGCGTCGTGGGCGGCGTCTTCGACCATTTGCTCAAGATATTCATGGCCGTGTTCGTGGATGATTGTGGTCGGGTTGGCGTTCGGCTTAAGCCAGATTTCTTTGAGTGATCTGATAAACTTTCCGAGAGCGCGCTTTTCTTTATTGCGACCGCCTCTCTGATAAAGAGCGTCATCGGCGCCCTTTGGAGTCGGCGCTGAAGACTTCTCAGCCGGCTTGCTTAAGTGTGCTTCTACCTCATTCAAAAACTTATGCGTTGCAGCTATGTCGGCGGCTACGCGCTCGTTTTTCTGGGCGGTTTGTTTGCCGCGACCCGCTTTTGCGTTGCCGTTCAAAAGGCGGGCGATTGTGCCAGCTATGCTAGAGATTTGGCCCCTATCATCTCTGACTTGCGGCTTATCTTCTGCGTTGGCGGCGTTGACATCGCGCACCTTGAAGCCAGCGTTATTGACGCGCTCGACAAGGCGTTCAATCAGGGCATCGGCACGCTCAACAAGTCCTTTAATCTCGCCGCTATCGCGCGCAAGCTGCGTCTCGTAAAGATCGCGTTCTTTGCCTGTCAGGATCGTGCTGAGATTGTAATGCTCCGCGACCGGCTTACCAGCGTCTTTGACGCGCGCCGCAAACTCCTCAACCTTCCGATTCCAGAAAGCCAGTTCATCTTCTTGAAGCGGCGGGCCTTTCTCCAGACGGGCCTTCGCGCCGGTCATAAAGTTATGGGCTTCCTTCGTGCCGATACGCTCAAGAGACGCAATCACGCCATCCGCTGTCAGGGCAGGCTTCGCCGGCGGGGCTGCTGGCGCTTTTGCTGCTGGCGCGCTGTCGAATAGCTGCCGGCTTGTCGCGCCTTCATCGAACATTCCGCCGGCTGCTTCATTGCCACCGCGCATTGGCTGGCCTGCAAGACGCTCAGCCAGCTTCTTCTGCGTTATTTGCTCTGCGCCGGGGACTACGGCTTGCTGCTTTCCTTCTGCGCCTGCTTCGTACGTAAATGCTCCCTCGCCCGCTGCACCGTTAGCATCGCCTGAAGCGCCGCTTTGGCCTTCTCGTCGTCCGGCCGGTTCTTCACCGCGAGTTTGAGCGCTTCGATTGCCCTCAGTCTTTGGGCTGGCGTTAGAAATCCACTCATCGAATGCTTCCCCAATATTGCCTATCTCTGGAAATGCCTCTCTATATTCAGGCACTTCGATTGATACTGCGTCAGCAGCCGCTTCAAGAGCATCCAAAGACTCCATGCCATCATAGGTCATACGCATTGCCGCGTCTGCTATGATGTCTGGGTGATGCCCCGGATATTCCGCATCTAAATACTCAACGGCTGATTTGTAACGCTCTTCCTGCCGGCGGCCTTCCTGCTGGCGATGATATTGCTGAGCCTGCGCTTCGTCTTTGGCGCGATAGACAGGCTCACCTGACATAAGGGCGTTAAACAGATCATCCGGCGTGGAGTCTTCAGGAAGATAGCCCTGCTCGACGGCTGCTTCGCGCGCCTTGTCCGCCGGCATACCTTTCTTGTTCATCAGTCCCGGCAAAACGCGATTGATGTCTTGGCTCTTTAATGTGCCGCCAACATCCTGCACACCGCCAAGCATACGGATGAAGCCAAGTAGCGTCTGCGGCTCCTGCACCACATATTGCCTGCCGCTCAAAACAGAATAGTCAAGCAGCGGATCGGGAGAGTCATTTTCCCACGAATTGAATGGCCGCTCTTCTGCCGCTGACGCGGGTTTGGTCGGCAAATCGGCATTTTGCGACCCAACTTCCTGTGTAGCGACCGGATATTCGTCCGACATCGCCTCCTGACGCATTTTCTCACGCATCGCTGCCATGTCAGGCGTGTCAGGCAGGCGGCCGGGGGCGTTTTCTGTCCGTGAAGCGCCTTGCTCCTCCAGCTTGGAGCGGATGATCTCGGAAAGCTTCGCGTCAAGCGTCTCGCCGCCGATGGAGATTTTCTCGCCTTCGACCTGTGCTTTCGGCGCAATAAACTCGCCAAGCATTTGCTCCAGCGCTGAGCGCGGCATGTTCAGGGC